TCATTCGGTCGCCCTGGCTCTCTTGGTCGCGCGGCGGTCGTAGACTTGGCGAACCATGCGATCGCTGCTATGCCCCGTCGCGTTGGTGATGGTTTCGTCCCCGTCGTTGACCCGGTCCGTGACCGCCGCCGGGCGCATATCCTTCAGGGTGAACCTGGCGAACTCGATGCCCTCGGCCTCGGCCTTCTTGCGGGCGTGTTCCATTAGCCGGCGCAGGTTCGTGTTCCAGCCGCTTTTGGTGTAGGGCTGTCCTTCGCTGTTGCCGAACACGTACAGGCTCGTGGTGCGTTGGAGGGAGAGGGCTTCGTCGATCACGGCGCGCAACTCAGTTGACCATTCGATCAACTTGAAGCGTTCTGCGTGCCCCTTCTTTCGCTTGCCCACGACCATCTCCATCCCGCTCGGCGTGATGGCATGGCGCATGACCGTTCGCATCTCGTCTGGCCGGCTGACGGTTAGGTAGGCCGCGCGCAGGCACAGTGCCGCTACCACGTACATGCCGCCGCGCTCGCGCGCCACGCGCACCACCAGGTCGAGTTCTGCCGGCGTGACGTAGCGCGTATCGGGTCGCGTTTTGTTGTACTTGATGTCGCGGCAGGGGTTCGTCTCCAGTACGCCCTTCCGGCGCCCGAACTCGAGTACGGCGGAGAGCAACGCGATTTCCTTGTTCGCCTTCGCGGGCGCCCCCTCTGCGGCCCGGCCGTCCAGGTACTTGTAAATATGGACGGGTTTGATCGAGGCCGGCTTCACCTTGCCGAAGCTTTTGAGAATCCGTTTGGCCTCGTTGTGTTCGTTTTCGTCCAGCGTGCTGTCGGCCTTTCGATCCTCGCTGTCGACTGGTAGCCCACGCTGCCAAGCGAAGTACCGCCGGAACAGCGCTTCCGTTTCGCCACCTTCGATAGGAGCGCCGTTGAGCTCGTTGGCGCGGTCGATCGCTTCGGCACGGATCCGGGCGCGCGCAGCCGCATCGTCCGCCGGCGCGGTCAGGCGGAATGCCCATGTTCCATCGGGCAGTTTGTAGCCGTAGCTGACCTTGAACTTGCCGACGCGTTCGTACAGGCGGAACGGCATACCGTCCGGTGATTTTCTTCTTCCGATCATTGCTTAAACATGCTGAAGTCAGGTTCGGCATCGACGACTGGCGTGAGGCCCGGTGCCGCGGTGCCGCTCATACGGGCATCATGATACGCTCGGCTGACGCGCGGGAATCCCCGCAGGTTGGGTTCGAATGGCCACTGGCGGCGATCCAGGTAGCGACGCATGCACGCGAAGCTGGTCGGCGCGCAGCCGATCAGCTCGGCCAGTTCGTCTGCGGTCAGGTAGCTGGTCGGCACTCTGCACCTCCTTCCTGGGCGGAACGGATAGCTGGCTCCACTGACCTCAGCAGCTCGACTGCTTTGTCGCGTACAGACCTGAAACTTGGGTCTTCCGCGCCCACGCCAAGGCAACTTTCAAACTCCAAGAACACCAACTCCAACTCTTTGAGGGTGAGGGCGAGCTTGTATTTTTTCTCCTTAGCCATGTTCGCTCTCTTCACTCTGTGCACGCACAACCGGAGAGGCGGCAACATCCAGCAGCGCAGCGCGGTAATCCTTGAGCGCCCGGTTGTAGCCTTCGGCGTATGCACCAGCGGTCTCTTTCGTATACGTCCACGGGGTCAACTGAATGTTGACCAAGAACGCGGCCGCGCTCGGGCCAGTACCGCCGCCCAGCGACACGCGCGCCTCACGCTGCGCGCGCAGCGCCTTGGCGATGTAGACCGGTTCTTGCAGCGGGATGCCAGTGGTCAGCGCCTGCATCAGCGCCACCGGCTCGGCCTGCTCCTGCGCCGCGCCAGTCAGCAGCGTCACAGCCAGCCGCGCCCATTCCGGCACTTCCGCCTGGCTGGCGCCGTGCTGGACCGATGCGCCTGCATCGGAGTATTCGTTAGCCGCCAACGACAACAAGCGCGCAGCATTGTCGCCCAGCGGCACGGCCTCGGATGGCTGTGGAACTGCCGCGCACGGGCCTTCGTGACCCGGCATGCGCGTGCAGTGCCATCCAGTTGGCGGAAGCCTGCACTCGCCGGCGATGCCCTTGCGCCAGCGTTCCATGCCGCGCGCTACCAACCGGCGATCGTCTTCGGTCAAATCGTCCGCCCATTGTGCAACCTGCTCCGGGGCGACTGTCGGCGCTGAATGGTTGGCGGTGATCGCGGCCTGGTCATCTGTGAGGCTGTCGAAGTGGCGGAGCAGGGCGCCGCGGTATTGTCCCATCGACTGGAACGTGATCGCGTACGAGTCGTTGGCGATGAGCTGGCGCACCGCCTGCAATGTCATTTGAGTCATGCTGGGGTTCCTTCCTTATTCGTTGGTCGTACTTCGATTTCGCTGCTGTCAATGCCGCCGGCTATGCCAGCCAGGTACACGGTCATCGAGATCCGCCCGCCGTCGCGGTTGGCGGTCAGGCAGGTGATGAACTGCTTCTTCTCCTGGTACACCACTGGTCGCGCGCAGTGCATGGACTTGAGTAGCAGCAGGTGCTCCCTATAGGCGGCCGGGTCGTTCGGCTCGTCCTGGTTGTTCGGTACTGGTCCGGTCACGCTGCTTCCCTGACCTGGTTGGCGGCGGCCCGCGCACACGAAGCGCAGGCGCCGTACTGGACGAGCTGCTTGGCGGTGACGACCTTCCCGCATGCGCAGCGCCGGCGGCGCAGGGTGATAGGGCGCGCCGCCGCAGTCTGTTGGCGGTACAGGTCCGAGCTGAGCCGGCTTGTCGATCCGAAGCTGCTCATGCCGCCCTCGCCATCAGCTGTTCGTGAGCGTTGTTGGCACGCAGCAGGGCCACGGCCGGCGGCGGCGACACGCTGTTTCCGATCATGCGTACCTGGGCCGACGTCGATAGTGGCTTCGTCACAAGGCGGCCTCGCTTGTTGATCTTGGTGTGGAGTGGGTCCAGCTTGTAATCCGGCGGGAAGCCTTGCGCGTTTGCGAGTTCACGCGGCACGAGCATGCGTAGGCCGATATCGACGACCTCCATCAGCTCACCATTGATCGTCACCAGCTCGGGATGCTCTGCATCCTTCAGGCTGGGGCAGTGCTCGCGCAGGAACGCACGGATCTTCTCGCGGCGCTCCGCGCACTGCCCCGGATGGGTGAGGGTGGTGCGCATCTCGGCATGGTGCGTCCCGCCGGCGCTGACCGTCGCCAACGGCTCGTTGGTAGCCGCGGCGGTACTGGTGCCGCGCAGCTTCACCAGGTTGCTCGTGACGACCGCATGGCGGTTCTCGGTCACAATGGTGCCAAGCGGGCGTGCTACGTCCCATACGTCTCGGGCGCCGTTGCTCTTGTTGTCGATGCCCACCAGGTGCGCCGTGATCAGCGACGTGTGATCAGCCGTCGTTACGGTCGGCGCTGGCTGCTCGACGCTCGCGCCTACGACACCCCCATAATGCTTCGCCAAGTAGGCGCAGGTGACGCCCATGCGATCCTTGGTGACGATGGTAGGCGCGGGCCGGTCGATCGCGACGTTCTGGCTGCCGCTCTTGTAGTACTGGACCAGCGAAGGCACAACGATCGCACGATGGTTCTCGGTCGTTAGCGTGCCCAGCGGCTGGCTCGTCGGAACCGGCTTGCCGGCGTAGGCCGCTCCCCCACACCCCACGATGTAGGGCTGTGCCGCATCCTTGACGTATCGCTCGAAGCCGCGGCCAACGCGCCGGAGCGTGGCGTCCGCCAGTGGCTTCTTGCGGCCAAAGATCGAGCGGCAGGGGATCGACCAGTCGATGCAGTCGGCAGCCGTCACGAACGGCAGCAGCTTGCCTGACTTGACCTCCTTCGAGCTTGGATCGCCGTGTGTAGGCTCTGGCCAGCGGATGGCGATACCGTCACGGCGCATGACCATGAACAGACGCTTGCGGATCGTCCCTGCACCGAAGTCGCAAGCGCGCAGAACGCGCCACTCGACCTCGTAGCCCAGGCCTTGGTGAATCCGGCCGAGCGGAAAGTCCTCGCCCAGGGTTGCTCGAATTTCTTCCAGGTCGGGATGGTCCTTGGGTAGCCCCGTGGTCAACGCCAGCACGAAAGCGGCGAAGGTGCGGCCCTTGTGTTCCTTGATCGGTCGGCCCTTTTCGTCGAGTGGCCCCCAGCCCAAGAATTCTTCGACGTTCTCAAGGTAGATCGAGCGCGGCGCCAGCAGCACGCCCCACTTCAGGACTACCCAGGCGAGGCCGCGTGTGGTCTGGTCGAGGATGTTGAAGCCCTTCGCCCTGGAGAAGTGCGTGCAGGTCGGTGAGAACCATGCTGCACCCAGTGGGCCGTCGCCGATCTCGCGAAGCGGATCGACCAGGAAGACGTCCTCTCGGATGTGGCGTGTGGTTGGATGGTTCGCCGCATGCATCGACAGGGCTTCGCCGCAGTGATTGATGGCAATGTCCGGATCGCGACCGAAAGCTTGGCGGATCGCCTCGCTGGCGCCGCCGCCGCCGGCGAAATTGTCGGCAAGGCGCTCATGGCCGAAGTCCATCGAAAGGGTGAATGCGTCACGCTTCATGTTCTATTGTTCGTTGGTGGATGGATCGGCCACGGCGAAGAAGGCTTCGACCTCAGCCACGGCTCGGTTGAAACGTTGCAACGGCACGCGGTGTAGCGCGGCGTCGATGTTGGCGACGACCTGGCGCAGGCCGGCCGCCTCCTCGCGCTCCACGCTGACCGCACCCGAGTGCTCGTAGCGATCGCAGATAGCGTTCATCAGCGCGGTGCCAGGCTCGAGTAGCTGCGAGCGCATGCCGGCGCGGGCGAGGGCGGCCAGCATCTTCGACAGGGTGTTGTATGCGTCGATCGATGGGCGGAGGGCAAGCAGCTCGCCCGCCATGCGGATCTCCAGGGCGAGCCGGTCGCGGGTCGCGGTCACCATCGGCACGTTGGCCTTGGCTTCGAACGTGGGTTGGCGGTGGAATCGTGGCATGGCAGGCTCGCTGCTTACGGCTTGCCGATGAGGACGGTGAAGCCGTTCTCGCGCGCCTGGTCGATGTATGCCTGGAAGGCGTCCTCGATCGCGTTGTCGGCGCGGTCCAGCTCATACCAGAACTTGAGCTTGCCGCCACCCAGGCGGTACTTCAGGCGGGCGCGGATCTTGTAACCGTCGCCGTTCTTGAACAGGCGCAGGCCGATGGTGAACTCGCGTGGGATTTCGATCATGCCGGTGCCGGCACGCGCGTCGACGGTCTCGCTATACGCGAACTGGACCTGGCCGTTGTCCAGGCGCTTGTGGCTGCTGAAATTCACTTCGGTCTTGGCCTGGAGAGTCAGGGCGACCTGCAGCAGGGTTTCACCCGAAGGCTCGACGACATCAGCGATGTTGTCTTCCAGGAAGATGGCGAAGTCTTCCTGTTCCATCGGCTTCTTGTTGAACTGCAGCCAGGTGGTGAACTCGCGGCTCAGCTCGGCCTTGTACACGGCGCGGAAGTCGCGCCAGCCGGCGGTACTGTCTTCCTTGTCGTGCTCGTTCAGGACGGCAGTCAGCGTGCGTGCCTCCGGGTCGGCGTAGATGTAGGTGTCGTACGGTTCGCCCTGGTCGGCCGCGTAGACGTTGAAGCTCGACAGATCGCCCAGGTGCACGGTGCCGGTCTTGCGCTTGGGGTATTCACCGGCCTTTTCCAATGCTGCGGTCAGGTCGAGGTGCCTGAAGCCTTCCGGGATCACCAGGTGCGTGGTGCCGTTGAGCTCCTGGATTGCACTTGCGGCCAGCGACAGGGCGCCGATCTTTTCGATCGTGCTGGCGTCGAAATGGGTTTGCTCGATGGTGCTGCCGGCGAGGCCGGTCGTATTGTTCTGGTTGTCGTTCACGTTCAGGCTTCCTTGAAGGATTGTGGTTGGGGTGAGGTCGCTTCACGCAGTTCGAGCGACTGCTGACGCGGGTGGTTACGCGACAAGTTGTTGTCGTCGGTGAGCCAGAAGAAGTCTTCGCCGCGATCTGGCTTCGGCAACTTCGCGGTAATCAGGTCGGTGATGTTCACCTTGTCGATGTCGCTGCCGCGGCCAGCCGGCTTGACCTTGATCTTCAGAGTGAGCTCGCCGGCTTTGCCGGTCTCCTTCACTGCGGCCAGCAGCTCGGCCAGCGAGCTGGTCAGCTCGGCGTGGGCGCGGCCATCGCGCAGGTCCTGGAGGAAGAGGGCGAATGCCTTCTGCGCCTTCGCGGTCATGCTGCCTCCGCGTGCTGCAGCTCGTTGACAGGGACGCGCCACGGCGCGCCATCCAGGGTGCCGGTGACGCGCACGACGGCGACCTTGGCACCGTTGCCGATGTCGGTCATGATCTCGGCGACGGTGCCTTGCTGCGGGCCGGCTTCGCTGTCGAACTTAACGCGCGTGCCGGGGCTAATGGTGTTGCGATCCATAGTGGTCCTTTCAGGTGGTGGTGTTATGCGAAGCTGCGTTCGCGAGCAGCGTGTAAAGGTCGTCGCTGTCGGCGACCTCGCTGGGGATGGAAATAGCCAGGCTCAGCGTGCGGTGGGTGTATCCGGCCAACGCCGGGATTTGCGCTACGCGCGCATTCGCGACCAGCCAAGAGACAATGAGCTTGTCAGCCGGCTTACGCGGGGCGCTACTGCGTGCGAGCGCCTTCGGCGTCACTTTGTCCTTACCTTCGGCCCGGGCCTGCTCCAGGCCTTCCTGGATGACCGCGCCGGCCTTGTTGCCATGCTGCTTGACCGCCTTGAGCGCTGCGGTGCCCGAGATCTGGCCGGCGTTGACGAGCTGGTGCACATCGCTGTTCGCCTCGGCCAACTGGACCATGTCCTTGACGTGCTGCTTGCTTTTCCCGCGGCGATTCGCAATCTGATCCTCGGTCCACCCGTAGCCCATGAGCTTGCGGTACTGGACGCCGAGCTGCAGCGGGGTAAGTGCCAAGCCGCTCGCGCTCGTGATCATGTGCGCAACGCGGTCAGCGTCGTTGCCACGGAAGTGGCGCACGTCCAAGGACTTGATGTCGAAGCCTGCGGCGATGTTCTGCAGCGACGCCGCGTGGCGATGGTGACCGTCGACGATGATGATGCGGCCGTCCTCGACGCGCACTTCGAGCGGTGGGAAGGTGGCGCCATTGCGTTGGGCCAGGGCCATCTCGTTCACGTGGTCCGCATTCAGTGGACGGGCGTTGAAGCCTTCCTCGACCTCCAGCACGCGCGGGTCGACCGCGAACGATGTCACCTTCGAAACGGTCGGGTTGTTCTTGTCCTCGGCGGCGACTTTCAGCGAGACGAAATCGGCTTTTGGGGTGAGGCTGTTCGGTGTTGTCATCTGGTGGTCAATCGTGATCGTTGGCCTGCAGCTTCTTCACATCGATCCACGCTCGGCGCTGCATGTGCCGGCGGGCGACGACCTCCAAGATGATCTTGAGGGCCGGGTTCTTGAGCATCTCGTCCAGCTGGGCGTCGGTGTCGAGCGCGCGGTGCGCAATTTCGAGGGCCGCGCGGTCTGGCGAGATGCGTTGCATGGCTACCGCCTCGGCATCCGGTGCTGGCGGGCCAGCTGCACGGACAGGAGGAACGGTTTGCCGATGAAGCGGTAGTAGCGGTAGAGAGCGAAAAAGCCCATATCACGCAGCTCCGAGGATCGTCAGCTGCGGGATGGACGTGTCGCGTGGCGGCGCTGGGCGGTCGTGGTCGAACAGGCCCCATAGCATTGCGTCCAGCTCGTGGTCGCCGAGCGACTCCATGCAGCCAGACAGGCGCGCGACGAAGACGGCGAGGCGAAGATCGCAGCTGCTCGGCGCATCCTCACTTGCCTGAGTGGCGCAGCTTGCGATGGCGGACCGAAGGGTGGCGACCGTGGTCATTGGGCGGTCTCCAATTTGTGACGTTTCCAGATCGCCTGGCCTTCATCTACGCCAGCATGAAAAGCGTCGAAGTCCACCGTGCCGGGTGCATATGGCCGAGCGAGCGGGGCATTGGTAGCGCGGCTCGCGAGCAGGCTAAAAGCGCCCAGCTTGTAGGGGTAGCTGCGCGGATCGCGAGGGCGGTCAAAAGCCGCCTTCATGAGGCCGTCGACCAGTTCGTTGCCGGACTTCGGCCATACGGTTGGTGCGGCGGCGGAGCTCATGCCCGCACCTGGCGATTGGTGACGGTGATGCCGCACGGGACGCTTGCAAACTGAGTTGCGGCGACTTCCGCAGCCTCTGCGGTCGAGCCAGCTGAGATGTTGCAGACGTGGGCTGCGAGTGCAGTACGGACAATGACGCGGTAGAAGTTCATGTGCGCTCCATCAAAGTTGATGAAACGAACTATACACGAACGAATAGACAATGCAATACGCGAATGAATAGATTGACGCAAAAAAAAGTGCCCTGTGGTACAGAGCACTCACGTCGGTCGGAGGGTTGCGCTACAGCTTGGAGGCCGCGCGCGCTTGGTTCTCTTGACGGCAGTCGTCGAAGTTGTCGAAGCTGTACAGAATTGAGACGATGCCCTTATCAACGGACTCGGCTTGGGCGGTCACTTCGATGTTTGTAATTCGGTTCGGCAGCGGCTTTTTTGTTTTGGTGCCGTTCCAAACATATCCATACATCACCGAATTGTCAGTTAGTCCGAGCATCCAGAGCTGAGGATTGCTCTTATACACTTCGCGATCGTTGAGGTCTGCTCTCATAGAATGTTCCCCATATCTGATTGCCATCAGGTCAGCGATCCTATCGACCGCAGCCCGCAACTGTTCGCCGTCACCATTTACTGCGGAAACATTGGTAGTCGCTCGAAGTCGACATAGCCCAGCCTTTGGAGTAGCTATGACTGCATACTCATCAACGCCTTCTAGCGGCTTCGGCGGTTCCCCGACGAAAACAGAAGATTGACCAGGGGCGGTTTGAAACCCAAGGGCTGAAATCTCCGCGATAGGCATTCCTGCTGCCAGTCCGAACGGGCCATCGTATGTCTTTTGATTAGCACTGGCCGCCGGTTGAGGTGCCCTGGTTTGAGTGGGTGCAGTCTGCGAGATAGAGGCTTGGTCAGGCTGGCAGGCGCTTAAACCTACAGCCGAGGCAAGCACAAAGGCGAGCTGTGATACATGTCGTAGCATCGTTCAATCTTTAAAAAGGAAGTTCATCGTCAGTGGCCGGCGGTTCTGCGTTGAGATCAAGTTCGGAGAGGTCAAGATATTCCAACTGAATCAGCGCCAAAAGAAGGTGTGTTTGAAAGTGCGCATGCGCTTTGAAGCCCTTCTCGTGGACTGCGACAAGCATGATCGGATGAAGCGGAAAATGCGGCTGAATCCGTAAGATCAGGGCATTGCCATGCTCAGCGTCTATAAATTTCGCTTCTACAACCGCAATCAATATTGGCGATCCGTACGGCGTAACTTCGGCAACTTGTATCTTCATCAGATAAAGTTTTCCACAGCTGTAATGACTCTTCCAATGATCTCAGTGCTCTCGTCGACTGGGCGACTACGGAACTCCGGCAAGCGATTGTCTGATGTTAGAAACCATTGCCCGCCCGTGTATTCGAGCCGCTTCACGCAAGGCTTCTCATTATGATTTACTGCATAAAGTTTCCCATCTACTAGTGTTCGAGGGTCATTGTCAGCAGTATTGACGATGACAATATGACCACGCTTAAGCGTAGGGTACATACTTTCGCCTGTCACCCGTATCGCAACTAACTTTGAAGGGGAGAGCCTTTTCTCTTCGACCCAAGATAGTGGCAGGGTCAGCACTGCATGGTCCTCGTACTCGACATCTCCGCCATGCCCACCAATGCCTGCGTGGATATAGCGAGAGACAACCCGAATGGGGACAAATTTACGTGACTCAGCACTTACTGATACCTCAATCATTTCGGCCTCATCCGGTGAGGCTTGCGGTTCGCGGTCCATGGCGCCAGTGCCATCGGTCAGCCACTGGGCTGCGACGTTGCACGCGGCAGCAAGCGCAGCAATCGTATTGGTCTCCGGCCCTTTCTTGCCAGATCCTTTGAGGATTCGGTTAATCGTGGGCTGGGGCACGCCTGACGCCCGAGCTAGGGCGCTCTGTGACGGGATGCCGGCCCTTTGCATGGCTTGGTCGAGCCTGGTTGAGATGTTCATACCGAAACTATACGCACGCGTATAGGGCGCACACAACAATCTATTCATTTGAGTATTGCGCTCCTATTCATTCGCGTATAGACTGCAAGCTATGGACAAAGACCCTTCGACCCTTCTCAGGGAAATCAAGCAGCGGACCGAGTGGAGTGAAACGCGTTTGGCAGCGGAGCTCAAAACTTCCCAGCCTACCGTAAATCGCATCCTGAACGGTCAAGCCCGGTGTCTCAGCACCACCCTCTCGGCAATCGTTGGTCTCCATGAACGTCATTGCACCGAGTCCCGCGTAGCTGTTATTTCGGCGACGTCGCCTACTTTTGACGCGCTCGCCGCAGTTCCAAGTTCGTAGGTCCACATCAATCCAGCCGGGGTCTCCAGCGCCCGTAGCGTAATCAGAGGCCCACTGCCAGTAAGTACGGTCAGTTCGAAAGCTAGCGATTCATCACCAAGAGTCGGATCGAGCTTCCGTGCGGTTTTTAAGTTGCACATAGGAAATAGTTTGTTGGCAAGGTTGCACAAGATTACTGCTCTTGATCGAATCGCAACACCCAAGGAATGGAAGGAAACACTGTGGATTTATTGTCCGCTTACCAAGAAATGATCAAGGTGCACGGGTGGAACGGCACTGCTGGGACGCTTGGATTGACCAAGACCGCTCTAGAAGCGCGTGTGTACGAGGTCAAGGGTCAGGGCATGCGCGTGGACACCGCGCTGCTGATCCAGGCCTATGCTGGCACGACGCATTTCGCCCAGGCCGTGGCCGCTGCAAGCGGCGGCGTGTTCGTCCAGCTGCCCGAAGGTGAGGGTGTGAGTGGCGAAGAGCTGCAGGCCAAATTCCACGAGCTGTACGTCGAGCTGGGCCGCCTGTCGGCTACCTACACGGCTGCCATTGCCGACGGTGAGATTGACGGTCGCGAGCGCGAAGACCTCCAGGAGATCGGCCAGCAGATGCACAAGACCACCCAGGAGCTGATGGCCCTGATGTTCCAGATTTACTGCCGGCCGCCCGTGGCTGGTGTACCAACCCATCGTTCCAATGACAGCTGAATCGCAACAGACCGCCCAAGAGCGCGTGGCGCCGTGGGATTTACTCCCTGCCAGCCCCGCGGTTCGGAGCCCGGAAGAAAAGGCGCGCATCCTCGCGCGCCTGCAATGCATGCTGGCCGAAGCCCGCGCGATGAAGGGAGCCGACCATGCTGACGCGTGAGGAAGTCATCCAGCAAATGGCGGCAGAGGGTCTGCCCAGGCTGCCGGACGGCCATCCTGTCCTGAACGGTAAGGCACAGCGGTTCGGTCCCAAGAAAAAGGCTTGGTACGTCCTTCGCGAGATCGAGCTCAAGTCGGGCCGCAAGATCGTGACGGGCGCCTTCGGTGTGTGGCAGGGGCAAAACCCGAACTCGATCCCGGTCACGATGGACTGGGCCGGCCTGTCGCCAGAAGAGCGCGCCGAAGCGGAGCGCAAGCAGGCCGCGCACGAGCGCGCGGAGGCGGAACGCAAGCAACGCAAGGCCGAGCTGGCTGCTGGCCGCGCCCGCCAAGCGTGGGCTGCGGCGGCCGACAGTGATCAGCCATCGGCGTACCTGGCACGCAAGCGCGTCCAGGGCGAGAAGACGCGCGTTGATCCGGATGGCGTTCTGTTGGTGCCGGTGATGAAGTACAGCGAAGCCGGTGCCACGCTGGCGGGCCTCCAGCGCATCCAGCCGGATGGCGAGAAGCGGTTCAGCAGCGGCATCGATATGGTTGCCGGTGCCTGTCTGCTCGGCCGCCTGAGTGCAGAAACCCGGCTGATTGAGATTGGCGAAGGCTACGCAACCTGCGAGACAGTGCGCATGGCGACCGATTTCGACACGCCAGTCATGGTCGCATTCAATGCCGGGAACCTGCTGCCAGTCGCAAAACTGCTCCGTGAGCTGTTCCCTGAAGCGCACTTGCTGTTCCACGCCGACGACGACATGCGCGTAATTGCGCGGCTTGGCGAGTTCCTGCTCAAGGAATACGACACCGCGTGGGAACCCGTCATCGACAGCATGGACCACGAGCTGGCGAGTGCCGGCGGCGATACCGTAACTGTCCGCGCTACCTGGCGCGAGGACGTTACCGGGACACCGTATATTGAGGCTGATGTCCGTTCAGGCCGCCGCGCGCAGCCTGGGCTCAAGTTCGAAAATGCCGGTGTATCCCGATCGCGCGCTGCAGCTCGGGCCGTCGGCAACGCCTCGGTGTCGATCCCGTTCTTTTCCAACCGCGCCGGCGACAGCAAGGAATCCGATTACAACGACCTCTACCTGGCCGAGTCGCTTGGTGTCGTTCGTGAGCAGGTGCTCGCGGCGCGCTCCCACGCCCTCACTATGGCCGAGGAACCGCAGCCGGCTGCGTCCGATGACGAACCACCAGCCTACCTGGATGACGCACCGCTGCCTGATGCTGTTCCCGCTGCTGAACCGCAGGACATCCAGTCCGACATGCGCGCGCCGACACTGGAGGTGTTGCTCGAACACTTCCAGCTGATCTACCCGACGACTGACGTATGGGATAGCCGGCGCAAGCAGCGCTTGAAGAAGTCGGCGTTCACGGCCTGGGTCGGCAAGGAGTTGGCCGCCGGCTGGGAGAAAGCCCCGAATCGCCGCACCATCATGCGCGATTCGCTGCCCACCCTGGTCGGCGGCAAGGCCGTCGAAGGTAACGGTAGCGGCGGCAAGCTGGGCGAGATGCTCGACAACCTTACCCTGTTGCGCGGGACCGAGACGGTATGGGATGCGATCGGCCAGCAGGTCATGTCGCTTGGCGCGGTTCGCGCCGACTACACCGCCGAGCTAACCGGCAAGTGGCAGGAACATGCCCAGCGCAAGACCATCGAGGCTCGCAACCTGGTGTTCGATCCGACGCAGTTGGCCGACCCGGTCAGCCACGTGAATATCTTCCTGGGCTGGCCGCTCAAGCCGAAGCACGATCCGAAGCTAATCCAGCCGATCCTCGCGCTCCTGGCCTCGCTGTGCGACGCCGAGGACCGTGCCGACGAATACATGGAGTGGATCCTACGCTGGCTGGCCTATCCCCTGCAGCACCCTGGCGCCAAGATGCAGACGGCGCTGCTGATGTTCGGGGAGAAGCAAGGCACCGGCAAGTCGCTGTTCTTCGAGGGCGTGATGCTCCCGATCTTCGGCGACTACGGCACGGTGGCCAGTCAACACCAGTTGGACTCGACCTTCACATCCTGGCGCAGCAAGAAGCTGTTCGTGCTGTTCGAAGAGGTGCTGTCGCGCGACGACAAGTACAGCCACAACGGCACGCTCAAGTACATGATCACCGGCAAGACCATGAACATCAACGAGAAGAACCTGCCGGCCCGCGACGAGCGGAACCACATGAACTCGGTGTTCCTCTCGAACGAGCCGCAGCCGATCCCGATCGAGCTGGAAGACAGGCGCTTCATGGTCATCGAGGCCAGGCGCAAGCAGGACCCGGCGTTCTACAACCAGGTCAAGGATGCGATCGCGCAGGGCGCCATCGAAGCGTTCTACCACTTCCTGCTAACGCTGCCGCTGGACGACTTCAACGAGCATACCAAGCCGCCGATGACGCTGGCGAAGGAGCGTGTGATCGAGTTCGGCCTTGCCGGCTGGATGTCGTTCCATCGTGCCTGGAAGGACGGCTACCTGGATGCGCCGTACTGCTCCTGCCTCTCGGAGGACCTGTACATCATCTACAAGCGGTGGTGCGACAAGAGCGGGGAGAAGCCGCTCACGCTATGCAAGTTCGCCGGCCTGATCGGCGGGCGTGAGCACAAGGCCAAGAAGAGCGTGGCCGTCGACAGCAAGCACAAGAAGACCAGGATGGTGTTCGTGGTCGAGAACCCCGATTTCCCGCACCCATTGGACGAGCAGATCGCCAAGTTCCGGGAGCTGGGCAAGGTTCGTGCGGACCGCGCATTGCAGGGTTATGCAGAGTAGCAATCAAACCCTGCAAGCCGGAAACCCGCATGGATAGTGGGTTTCAGCAGGGTATGCAGGGTTAGCCGGGTTTTGCGCACGTAGGCGCGAATGACATAAGCAGGGCCGATGTGTTTTTTTTTGACCGTCACATCATAAACAACCCTGCATGTGTGCATACCCTGCCAAGAGTCAGTATCCATGCGGGTTACAGGCTTGCAGGGTTTGAGAAGTAGGCGGCAAAGCCGGAAATTTTGAGGAGTAGGGCAATGAGGATGAGTTTGAAGAGCAGCTTCCCAGCGGTGGCGAGCCGGATCACGGAGATGGGCCGGCGCGGGCCGGTGGTCGCTGCGATCGCGCTGACCCGTACCGGGAAGGACGTGCAGGGTGCGCTCAAGGACGAGATGCGTTCTGTCTTCGATCGTCCGACCAACTACGCCCTGAATGGCACGTTCCTCAAATCGGCCACCAGGGACCGACTCGAGGCGCGCGTCTGGGTCAAGGATGATCCATGGGGCAAGGGTACGCCGGCCGACCGCTTCCTCGGGCCGCAGATTTTCGGCGGCTCGCGTGGCCAGAAGGGGATGGAGCGGATGCTGCAGGCAAACGGCATGATGCCGCAGGGCTGGTTCGCTGTGCCAGGCGCTGGCGCCGACCTGGACGCCAACGGCAACGTCCGCCGTGGCCAGATCCGCCAGGTGCTGTCCCAGCTCAAGGTGCAGCATGGTGCCGGCTACGAGTCGCGCGCCAGCGGCAGCCAGCGCTCGAACCGCACCATCGCGCGCCAGGGCGTCACCTACTTCGTCCTGCCGAACGGGAACAAGGGACTGCTGCCTGGCGTGTACATGAAGCGCAAGTTCGCTCACGGGACTGCCATCAAGCCGGTCTTCATCTTCGTCCAGCAGACCCAGTACCAGAAGCGCCTCCGCTTCCACGAGGTGGGGCAGGCAACCATCGACGCGCGCTTCCCTGTGCATTGGGAGACCGAACTCAACCGGCCGCGGCCGGGTGCCGGCAGCAGCTGATGCCCCGGCCGGCCCCCACCCCCGGGGGTTAGGTTCTTCCTAGGGTAGGGCGGGCAAGGGTAATTCAGGCCACGTCATCGCACTAGCGGAACCAAAAAACATTTCCTGACAAACGACCTGACAACGAATCGACATGACGCAAAACCTGACAACCATCGCCGAGTGGGCCAAGCTGGTGGGCATCTCGCGCCAGTCCGCGTACGAAGCGGTGACCAGGTGCGGGATCCCGGTGACCGACGGGAAGGTCGACCCGGACTACGCGACGCACCTGTACCAGAAGCACACCCGCCCGCGCGCCAACAGCCAACGACCTGCCCCCATGGCAAATGAGGCGCCCGCCAGCACCCCGGCGGGTGCGGGAGGTGCGGAGTCCGAGGTCAAGCCGGCGAAGGCGCCCAGCTACGATTCGAGCCGCGCACGCCGGGAGGCAGCGGAGGCTGCTGCCGCAGAGATCAAGCTGGCCGAGATGTCTGGCCAGTTCTTGCTCAAGTCCGACGTCGACGCGGTTGCATTCGAGGCGGCGCGCGCATTGCGCGACGGGTTGATGAACTGCGCCCGCCGCATCGCGGCTGATGTGGCGCCGTTGCGTACCGCCGAGGAGTGCGAGGACGTGATCGAGCGCGAGATGCGCGCGCTGCTTGAGAGCATGGCGCATACGTTCGGTGAGCGCCTGGACGTGCAGCTGGGGGAGCACGTCGGATGATTGGTCTCACGCCAGCAGCAGAAGTCGTTTGCCCGGCGATCGCGCGCGGGTTGCTGCCCGATCCGAACATGACCGTCGACGCCTGGTCTGATGAGCACATGATCATTCCGAAGGAGTCTGGTGCGAACGAGTCGGGCAAGTACCGTACTGATCGGACGCCGCACGCCCGCGAGGTGATGCGCGCCCTGTCAGATAGCCATCCCTGCAAGATGGTCGCCCTCATGGGTGCGTCGCAGATGCTCAAGACCCAGGTCGGCTTGAACTGGTTCAGCTGCTCGGTGCACCAGTCGCCAGCAAACTTCCTGTGGATCATGCCGACTGGCAAGCTGGCAAAGCGTACCAGTGCACGGGTGAGCAAGACCATCGCGGCAGTGCCGCCCGTGCGTGAGCGTGTCGCGGCGCCCCGTTCGCGTGACTCCGTCAACACGCTCGACACCAAGGAATACATCGGCGGGTCGCTGTACATCGTGACGGCCGGCGCTGCTGCCAACCTCTCCGAGATCCCTGCGCGTCGAGTTCTTTTCGACGAGGTCGACCGCGCCCATGCAAACGTCAACGGGGAGGGCGATCCCGTCGCCCTGGCGAAGGCGCGCCAGACGACGTTCGAGCGCAACCGCAAGAGCTACTTCCCCAGCTCGCCGACGATCGCTGGCCGCTCGATCATTGAGGGCCTCTTTAAGCAGGGAACGAGGCGCGAGGCGCTGGCCGACTGCGTGCATTGCGGTCACGAGCAGCCGCTGGTGTTCGAGCGCCTCCAAGAGGATGATGCCGGCTGCGCTTGCTATCCGTGCGCGGAGTGCGGCGCAATGATGTACGAGACGGACAAGAACCGGATGTTCGCTCGCGGCGCGTGGTCGATCGGCGTGCCTGGTGACGGCGAGACCGAGAGCTTCACCATCAGCGCGATGTTCGCGCCGTACGGTTGGTTGCCGTGGAAGTCGCTGCTGCTGGAATACCGAGCTGCACGTGCGAAACTGGACGAGGGCAGCGACGAGCTGATGATCGTGTTCTACAACACGCGCCTGGCGCGCTGCTGGGAGCGGAAGAAGGAACAGACAAAGGCATCTGAGCTGAAGGAGCGCGCGGGCGGCTACAAGCTCGGTACGGTGCCCATGGGCGGCCTGCTGCTGACGGGCGCGGTCGATACCCAGATCGACCGCCTCGAGCTCAAGGTAGTCTCGTGGGGCGAGGGCATGGAGGACTGGATCGTCGACTACCAGGTGGTGTGGGGGTCGCCGGCCGAGCAGGCAACCTGGGACAAGCTCGACGTGCTGCTGAAGGGGAAGTATCGGCACGCGGGCGGACGCGACGTCGGTATAGCGGCGGTGTTCATCGACTCCGGCGGGGCCCACACCAACGAGGTATACAACTTCACGCGCACCCGCCAGCACCGGCACATCTACGCGATCAAGGGCGCATCCACCTCGAACAAGCCGATCCTTGCCGTAAAGCCGACGCTGGTTGACGTGAACTGGATGGGCAAGGTCATGCCGCACGGCGCCAAGATGTGGCTTATCGGCACAGACACCGCGAAGGACTACCTGGCAAGCCGCTACAGTCGGGCGGATGGTCCGGGTGCGACCCACTTCCCAGAAGGCCTGCCGGACGAATACTACGATCAGCTGACGGCGGAGTACAGCGTCACGGTCTGGAAGCGTGGCCGCAAGGTGCGCGTCTGGGAAAAGAAGAAGAACGATCGCAACGAGGCTGGCGACCTGATGGTCTACAACCTGGCCGCGGCACACTACCTTGGCCTGCACAAGAAGACAGCCACCCAGTGGCAGCTGGTGCGCGAGATTATCGTGCCGAGCACGCCCGACCTGTTCAGCGACCCGCTGTCGATCGATTCTCCGGTCACCAACCCGATTGCACCCGTATCAACCGCAGCACCACTACAAGCACAAGAACCATGGAAACCGAAACCGCAATCGAACCAACTCCCTCAGCCGCGCCGGCCAGTCGGGAGACAGTGGTGACGACGGAGCTGCTCGATGATCCCGACCTGATCGATTCGATTTTTGCGTTTATCGCAATCGAGTTTCCGGAGATGAAGGAGCGCGCAGCCGAGCTCAAGCAGATGGCACGGCGGGAGTTTGCCGGGATCGAGACCTACATTCCGCGCCGGCCGAAAGCGGAGCGTGATCGAATCATGCATGAAGTCCTGCGCATGTTCGATGGGCGCAACGCGACGGAGGTCGCCCGCCGGCTGAATATCAGCAGGGCGTCCGTCTACCGGATCATCAAGACCCCAGGCGGCAAAAAGTAATCTCACTTTTCCGAGAAATGAGACAGCCAGGCCGCTACCGTTAGCGCATGGCTATCTCTCAACATGACCTCGACGCGCTGGATGCCGCGATCGCCTCCGGCGCTAAGTCGGTGGTGTTCGATGGACGCAGCATCGTCTACCAAAGCACCGCAGAAATGATCGCGGCGCGCGACCACGCTGCGCGAGTCCTCAACGGCAGCCTGCAAAATCGTGGTCCCCGCGTGCTCCGCTTCGGTTTCACCACGAGCAGGGGCGACTGATGCGCAACATCATCGACCGCATCATTGGCTACGTGAACCCGCACGCCGGCATTGCCCGGCACTTCGCGCGCCGGCAGCTGCAGCGCGCTTACGAGGCGGCCAGTCCTCGTGACAGCTGGCGGCCGCGCCGCGCCGGCGCGAGCGCCAATGCAGACCACCAGGCGGACGCCCGTACGCTGCGCGTGAAGGCGCGCGCCCTGGTGCAGAACGTTCCCTACATCTGGGCAGGCCTGGACGGCCTGGTCGCGGCTACGGTCGGTGAGGGCATCATCCCCCGCGCCACCGGCCCGGAGCGGGTTCGGATCAACCAGTTGCTCAAGGACTGGTGGAAGGTTTGCGACGCCGACGGCCGCTTCGACTACTTTGGCCTGATCAAAGCCGCATACTGGGCCATGGAGCAGGACGGTGAGGTGCTGGTGCGCAAGCGCACGCGCCGAGTCTCCGATGGCTTGCCTGTGCCGCTTCAGCTGCAGCTGCTTGAGATCGACTGGCTCGACAGCGCCCGCTCCGGCACACTCAACGGCAACCAGATCGTCAACGGAATCGAGTACGACATGCTGGGCGCCGTCGCCGCCTACTACCTGTGGGACCAGCATCCCGGCGATATCGCTGTCGCTCGGGGCCGCGCGCAAAGCCAGCGCGTTCCTGCGAACCAGATCATCCACCTGTTCAACCCGGCTCGGCCGGGCCAGGGGCGAGGCTTCACGCGCCTCGCTCCGGTGATCGCCCGTGTGCGCGACCTGCAGCTGTACGAGGACGCCGAGATCGCACGCAAGAACCTGGAAAGCCGCTTGTCGGTCCTGGCAAGCGGCGACATGAATGCGATGGACAATCCGGCGTCGATGGGCGGTGCGGGCGAGTCGCAGGGTGGTGGCGTGCGTGACCTGGGCGAGCTGGGCGGCGGAAACATTTTCGGGATGCCGAACGGGCTCAACTTCACCGTCGTCGAGCCGAAGGCCGCGCCGGGCTACGTGGAGTACGTCAAGTTTGCCCTGCACCTGATCGCTGCCGGCATCGGCGTTCCGTACCATTTGATGACGGGTGATCTGAACCAAGTCAATTTCAGTGGCGCGCGGGTACGCATCCTGGACTTCCGGCGTTCGGTCCGGCAGATGCAATGGCTGACCCTCATTCCCAAGCTGCTGGTCCCGATCCACGACGCCTTTGTCGAACATGCGTACCTGGCGCACCTTATCAAGGTAGCCGACAAGGCGGTCGACTTCAGTCCACCCAAGTGGGACTACGTCAACCCGGAACAGGAAGTGAAGGCCGACCAGGCCGAGATCGCTGCCGGCCTGTGCAGCATCAGCGAGAAGATCCGGCAGCGCGGCTACGACCCTGAGGTCGTCCATGCTGAGATGAAGGCCGATATAGACCGGCTGCGCGACATGGGCATCCTGGATGTGGTGCTGTTCATGCAGCGTGGCAATCTCCCTACCGCCGACAAAGGCACGGACGAGGCGGCTGCCCAGCCTGCATGACGCGGGCCACAGCTACATAAGAACCATCGATTTAATTTTTAAGGAAGAACTATGGCCCAGCAGTTTTCCGTCGCGGTGCGCAACGCCCGCCTCGACGCGATCGAGCAAACTATTGGCGCATCGCCGAAGCTGCGATTCTACAGCGGCGGCCAGCCGGCCAGCTGCGCTGCAGCGCGCTCCGGCACGCTGCTTGCCGAGCTGGCCCTTCCATCCGACTGGATGGCTCAGGCCGCGAATGGCTCGAAGGCGTTCGCTGGCAGTTGGTCCGGTGCAGGTGCCGCAGCCGCAGGCGCAGGCACGAACATCGGACACTTCGCCATCATGGATTCGACCGGAGCTGCCTGCCACCTCCAAGGGAAGGTCGGCGCCACTGGCGACGCCACAGCTGACATGACGGTCGATAACCTGAACCTCGCGCAGGGCCAGGCGATCTCGGTTACCACGTTCACGCAAACCGATGGTAACGCCTGATGAAGCGCTACTACCTGACCGACATCCTGGGCACCGGTGAGGCGGACGTCGACGAGTTCCGCCCCGTCCCGGCTGAATACCGGGCGGACTTCGCCTGGTCGATGCCATCGGATGCAAACGGCATGCCGTTGAATAACTGGGGCCTAGTGGAGGTCACTATGGTGAGCGACGATGCGCTGGCCAGGATGGCCGTCGACCCGCGACTCGATGCGCTGCCAATCGTGGCGCGCGAAACCTTGGTGGTCGAGATGGACCCGACAGCGGTTGCCCTGATGCGCGATGCTCTGGCTCGCCGTGCGATCGACGTCGACTTCGTGAACGACGCGAGCTTCGGTGACATCCTCGACAACATCACCTGGCGCTCCAACCACCCGTAGGACATGGCGACCCCGTTCATTCTCGACGCATTTGATGGTCCAGACAACCAGTTCCTGGAATCATATTCTGCGAACTGGGTAAGGTCGACCAGCCAGGCGGGCAGAGCAATGCTGCTCGGTGGCCGCGTCTACCAGAGTAATACCGACACCACGGTTTATTGCCGTGACGACGTACAGCCTCCGACGGCGGATTACGATGTAAGCGCATCGCTTTATTTCGCCACTGGCAGCGGGTCGCCATCTGTCGGCGTCTGCGGCCGAATGGCGGGACCCGGTAGCGCGGCCCTGACGTTCTACCAGGCCCGAATCGTCAACAACGGGTCCGGGATCGTCCTCGCGCGATTCATCAATGGCGCAACCGTAACACTTTCGTCGGTTGCTTACAGTGCCCCCGCTGGGGCCGAGCCGAAGCTGACCCTTCGCATGAAGGGCGACCAGCTCACTGTCCTTCTGGACGGTGTCGTCGTAGTCGGCCCAATCACGGACAGCAATATCACCGCGGCCGGGTATGCCGGCTTCCGTATGGCGAGCGCGTCCGCAAACCAGATCCGAGTCGACAACTTCGCGGTTGAGCCGATCGAGGAGACTGTCGACGCGATCGCTGCAACGCTGAGCGCGACGCTGGAGGCCGCAGCAATCAGCAGCGCTGCTGAGACGGGGGTCGGGGTCGCGCTCTCTAGGGTTCTTACTCCGGCAACACTGGCGTCGGTGGCCGCGCTTTCGTCGAACGCTGGCCTGATTAAGGCCCTGACGCCGGCCGTGCTCGCAGCCAGCGCCTCCGTCGAGGCCAAGCTGCCTGGTCCTGACGGCATCGAAGGAGCGCTATCGAAAATACTGGCCGGCGCCACGCTTGCGGCGACGGCCAGCGTGGCGGTCGAAGGTGCTCTGTCGTCGATCCTCGCTGGCACGGCGCTCGCATCAACGGCCAGGACTGTGGCAGCGCTCGATATTTCAGAGGTGCACTCGTCTCGCGTCGTAGTGTTCGACGGTGGCGGGAGCAGGGTGGTGGTGTTTGAAGGAATTGGTAGCCGGGTCGTCGTATTCGAAGGAAGTGGAAAAAGAATAAGGATCAGAGAGATGGATGTGAAAGTACCAGTCAAGGACGGCTCAAAATGGAAGGTGGACAGGGACCGGGACGAGATCAGCTACTACGCTGCAGATATCACCAACGAACTGCGGGACCGGAATACGATTGCTGTCCAGGGCAAGGTTGTCGCGCTGGCCTATGGCGTTGAGGTGTTGGAAGGGCCCGAGATTCAGGTTGCCACAATCGACGGAGCCGAGCGCACCTTCGTGGTTGTGAAGCTCGGCGACTCCGCAGGCGAATTGCCGGACGACTGGCGTTGGGTCGCGCGAGTGTCCTGCGCGAATGGCGAGCGCTTCGACAAAACAACTTGGTTTAACGAGGTCGACCCCTGATGATCAATATTGCAGACAACCAGGTCGTGCGGGAGCAGGTCAAGCGGACATCATCGGACCCAGCGGCGCAGAAAGATAGCGGCGCGCAGAGTGAGCTGCCGCCACTCTCTTCGGCGTACCCAGCGAAGAGCATGGTCCTCGAAGGTGGCCGCTACTACGCGTCGAACAACGAAAAGTAGCACTGCCGAAAAATTGTCTCAGTTTTCCGAGAATTGAGACAGTGCAATACGTAGAGTGGGCTGCATGACGACGCCCACCATTACCCAGCAAACCCGGTCCGCTAACGACCCGCGCAACATGCCGCCGCTCTCGCGTGCCGCAGAGCTGGTCCCGGCTACTTTCAACGAGGCCGATAACACGATCGATGTGGTCTGGACGACCGGTGCGATGGGTCGCCGCTATGACTGGTATAGCGATACCCAGTACGACGAGGAACTGGTCGTCACCCCTGAAGCAGTCGACATGTCTCGCTTCGACGCCGGCGTCGTTCAGGTGATCGACAACCATCGTATTCATGACGGCATCGCATCGATTATCGGTGTCGCTATCCGAGGCAGCATCCAGAACGGCGCGGGCAGTGCAACGCTACGTTTGTCGACTCGTCCCGAGCTGGCCGGCATTGTGTCGGACATCAAGGCCGGCATCATCCGTTCGATCAGCTTTACCTACCGCGTTGCCAAGTACGAAATCATTCGAGCGATCGACCGCACCGACGGCATTAATGTGCCGCTGTATCGCGCCGTGTCGTGGGAGCCGTACGAAATCAGTTTTGTCACCGTCCCGTTTGACGCCGGCGCAAGTTCGCGCAGTGCACCAACGAACGGCCATCCATGTGAATTCATCACTCGGGCGCCCGCCCAAACCGCTTCAACCAACCAGGAAGACAACATGACTATTGCTACCCAGCCGGGCGCCCAGAATCCTGCGCCTGTCGATCCAGTTCGCTCGGCGCCAGCGCCAGCTCCAGTTGGCGCGCCAGCGGGCGCAGCCACCCCGGCTGCTCCTGCTGCTGACGATCTGGCAGCCCGCGCTGCTGCCGACGCCGCGACCCGCGCCGCCGACATCACCGAACTGTGCGCACGCCATGGCGTGAGCAACCTGGCTGCGGGCCTGATCCGCGGCGGCAACTCGATCGATCAGGCACGCAGCGCCGTGCTGGACGAGATGGCCCGCAATGACGCGGCCCGCGGTGGCCACCAGAACGTGCGCGTGCAGCTGGTCGGCAGCGAGCACGAGACCCGCATGGCCGGCATGGAAGAAGCGATCATGCATCGCGTCCATTCCGGCAGCAAGCTGACCGACAACGGTCGCCAGTACCGTGGCATGGGCCTGCTGGAAATCGGCCGCGAGTTCCTCGAATCGGCTGGCGTCAACACTCGTGGTATGGACCGGCTGCGCCTGGCGCAGCAGATCTTGCACTTCCGCTCGGGCATGCACGGCACCAGCGACTTCGCCAACCTGTTCGCCAACGTCGCCAACAAGCGCATGCGCGCTGGCTACGAGGAAAACCTGGGCACCTACACGCAGTGGGCTCGCCGCGCGCCGAACGCCCCCGACTTCAAGAACATCAACATCGTTCAGCTGTCGGCTGCGCCAAACCTGCTCCAGACCAACGAGCATGGCGAATTCAAGTACGGCACGATGCAGGATGGCGGCGACAGCTACAAGCTGGTGACCTTCGGCCGCATGGTGTCGCTGTCCCGCCAGGCCATCGTCAACGACGACCTGCGCGCATTCGAGCGCCTGGTTACCGCATTCGGCGCCAGCTCCAGTCGCCTGGAGAACCGCCTGGTATATAGCCAGCTGACCGGCAACGCGCCGATGGGCGATGGCAAGGAACTGTTCCATGCTGACCACAAGAACAGCGGCTCGGGCGCAGGTTCGGCATTGTCCCTGGCCGCGCTGAAGGCTGGCCGTACGGCGATGCGCCTGCAGAAAGGACTCCAGGACGAGGAGCTGAACCTGGCGCCGAACTTCCTGATCGTGCCGGCATCGCTGGAGCAGGACGCCTATCAGTTGACCAGCTCGAACTATGTGCCGGCCAAGCAAGGTGACGTGAACGAATTCCGCACCGGCGGCCGCACTGCGGTCGAACCGATCGTCGAGCCGATTCTCGATTCGATCAGCGACGCGGCCTGGTACCTGGCAAGCAGCAACAGCCAGATCGACACCGTCGAGTACTGCTACCTGGACGGCGCTGAAGGTCCGGTCATCGAAAGCGAAGCTGGCTTCGAAGTCGATGGCGTGACCTGGAAGTGCCGCCTGGACTTCGCCGCCAAGGCGGTCGATCACCGCGGCCTGTACAAGGGCGCTGGCAAGTAAGCCGGCCCGGTAACCATCCATCACGGAAACCACACCATGAAGAACTTCATTCAGCCCGGCAAGGTCGTCACCGTTACCGCGCCTGCAAACCTCGTCAGCGGCCAGGGCGCCTTGGTCGGCGCGATCTTCGGCGTCGCTGCCAACGATGCCTTGCAGGGTGCTCCTGTCGAAATCGTCCGCGAGGGCATCTTCGCCCTGGGCGCGGTGACTGCCGACACGCTCGCCACTGGCGACAAGGTGTACTGGGACAACACGGCGAAGCGTATCACCAAGACCGCGACCAACAACGTCCTGGTCGGCGCAGCCGCAGCCCCCAAGAGCGGCACCGAAACCAGCGCAACCGTGCTGCTCGACGGCGTGATTCGCTAAGCCGTGCCCGTGAACTTCGCCAACCTCGAAGCTGTCGCCAACAGCATGGTGCTGAACCACCTGGCAAACGTCCAGGTGGAGATCGGCGGCGTGCTGGTGCCCGGCATCTTCCGCAAGCCGAGCACGACTGATTCTCTCGGCGTTGGCGCGGCCAACACCAGCCCCTCGGTCCAAGTGGCCTCGAACGCCGTCATGGCCGAACCGGTGGGCAAGCGGATCTCGATCGCCGGCGTGCCGTACGTGATCGTCGAGCCGCAGCCGGACGGCACAGGCATGACGACGCTCATCGTCGAGTGCACTCAATGAGCACCGCCTTCTCGAAGGTGGTTGCCGCTGTGATCGCTCAGCTGCAGATGGACCCGCCTGTATGCAAGTCCATCCACCGAGCGCGGACCAACGTCTTCCCGGAACAGGAAGCGGAGGCGGTCAGCGTCCAGTGGGAGCAGGCGTTGCCTGGGCAGGGGACGATCAGCGGCGCTCCGATCGATTGGTCGACGCGCGTCACGGTGGAGCTCTACGCGCGCAGCGTTACCGATAGCGGCGACGTGGCAGTTGACCCGCTGCTTGAGCGCGTCGCCGAGCGCCTGGCCGCCGATCCGACGCTGGGAGGTGTCGTCAGCGACCTGGTGCTCGCAGGTGTGGAGGCTGAGAACACGGCAGACGGAAAGAAAACCGGATGGGTGGGGCTGATCTATACCGCTGACCATCGTACGTACAACGGCAACCTGAACTGACTATGAAAACCGATACCAACCTCGAAAAGAAAGTCATCGCCGCCGAGCCGGCCCGCGATGTCCCTCCACCGCCTGGCGGCGGTTCGTGGCGCTTCGACGATGAGCGCTGGGAGTGGATCGACCTCAACCCAAAGCCGGAAACGGCCACCAAACCAGACCAGGAGTAATCGATGGCTCGCCTCATTAAAAACACCGTCGTGACCGCCAAGGTGGAAGCGACCCCCGGTACTGACGCGGCGCCAAGTGGCGCAGCCAACGCCATCCTGCTCTCGGAGGCCACAGTCACGCCGCTGGACGCGCAGGGCATCGACCGCGCGCTGATCCGAGGCTACTTCGGCGGCAGCGAGCAGCTGGTCGGCCCGGGCAGCGTCAAGGTATCGTATGCGGTCGAGCTGGCCGGTTCCGGCACTGCTGCTACGCCGCCGGCCTGGGGTCAGCTGCTGCAGGGCTGTGCGGTGGCGGAAGGCCAGCTCACCACTCCGCCGCGTGTCGAGTACACGCCGGTATCGTCGGCCCTGAAGACCTTGACCCAGTACTACTACGACGACGGCGTCCTGCACAAGCTGCTCGGCGCGATGGGTAACTGCACCCTGTCGGCGAAGATCGGCGAACGCCCGATGCTCCGCTTCGAATGGACCGGCCTGGATGGCGGCATTGTCGCGACTCCAAACGTCGCCCCGACCTTCACGCCCTGGAAGAAGCCGGTCGCCATGACCAAGGCGAACGTCATCGACATCACACTGGGTTGCACCTATGTGGCCGGCGCACTGACCGGCGGCACTGTGTACAACAGCACCGGCCTGGAGCTGAACTTCGGGAACGTCGTGAACTTCAGCGCGATGCTCACCACCGAGACGGTCGATATTTCGGACCGCCAGTCGACGGCGACGCTTGAACTCGAGCTGACCGCGGCGCAGGAAGTGGCGCTCATGGAGAAGGTCAAGGCGAACGAAACGCAAAGCCTGGGCTTCACCATCGGCACGGCCACCGGCAACAAGGCCATCATCTTCGCTCCCGCCGCGCAGCTGACCAATCCGCGCAAGTCGGAACTTAACGGCAAGCGCCTGATCGGCTTCGACCTGCGCCTGATGCCGGTCAACGGTAACGACGAATGGCGGTTCGTCTGCGTGTAACGAATTACTCACACTGAAAGGAAACGCGATGGCGTTCATTCTGAAAAAGCTGAACAAGCTCCCGGTCTTGGTCAAGGGCGCACTGCCTGGTGAAGACGGCAAATCGGTGAATTTCGAATTCACCCTGAACTGCAAGCGCCTCACCCAAGGCGATATCGACGCAGTCATGAAGGACAAGAAGGGCGAGGTCAAGGGCTTCGTCCAGAAGGTCGCCGAGGGTTGGGACGGCATGCTGGACGCAGATGGCAACGCGGTCCCGTTCGCCAGCGAGAAGCTCGACGAGCTGCTCGACAACCCTGGTCTGCCGCTGCTGATCATGCACACCTACCTGGAACAGGTCTCGGCCACCGCAAAAAACTAACCGAGGTCGTGCGCCTTATGGCGCGCGGCCAAATTGAGTTTGGCGGCAACGAGCGCGCCGACACTGAGCGCGCCAACGACGCTCTTGCTGCCTTAGGTCTCTACGCCGAAGGCGGATTGGAGCTGCAGCAAGACGAGTATTGGCTCTGGCCGGAGAACGACGAAGCCTTCGGTTTCTGGCTATCGGTCCAAACGCAGTGGAATGCAGGCATGTGCGGCGCAACAGGCTTGAACTACCCGGGCGTCGAAACTTGCTTGCGCATGCGCGGGATGAAGAAGAAGGCGCGGCAGCAGATGTTTCTGCTGATTCAAATGATGGAGCGAGCGTGCCTGGAGGAGTGGGCGCGTCAACGCAAGACTTAAGGACGAGAAACGATGGCAACGCCCCGCGCACTTATTGAAATGGTTGTCGATGGCGCCGCTGAAAGCCGGCGCAGGATCGTCACCGTAAGTGACGCTCTGCGGCAGATGAACAATGAGTCGCTGCAGCGTATCTCCGGTCAGATCGGTGACCTGGGCGACCGGTACTCCAATCTCCAGTCGACCATCGGGAACGTGGCAGGCTTTGCCATCGCAGGCATTTCGCTCGCTACCCTCGGCGCGAAGATTGGCCAGGTGATGAATTCGATGGGCGAGCTGGACGATCTTTCGCAGAAGATCGGCACCAATGTCGAGAGCTTGTCGCGTATTCAAAAGGTGGCACAAGCGTTCGGAGTCGATTTCGCTGGCAGCGTCGACCCTGCGCTGGTAAAGCTGGCGCGCGGCCTTACGACCGTCGACGAGAAGTCGAGCAAAACCGGTAAGGCACTTGCCGCTATTGGGATTTCTGCAAAGGACACCGCTGGCAATTTGCGCGACCCGAGCGACGTGATGGTTGAGGTGGCGAAGCGCCTTCAGGATTATGAAGATGGTGCGGCGAAAGCGGCGATCGTTACGGATTTGTTCGGTAAGTCTGGTGCCGATCTGCTGCCATTCTTCAATGACCTGGCTGATAACGTCGACGACTTTTCCACCACCTCGGCGGAGGCGGTCGCTCAAGCGTCGGCGCTCCAGGACAAGATGGGCTTGCTCGGCGTCCGCACAAACGAAGTTTTTACCTCGATCCTTACTGCTGCCTTGCCGGCGCTGACCGACCTTGCGGACGGCTTTTCTGACGTCCTCAAGGCCGAAGACGGATTGGTAAATAGCGGTGAGATCGCCGGTTGGGCGGACGATCTTGCAGTCGGACTCGCGCGCGTGGTCGATGTCGCCGTGCTGCTACCTCGGACCTTCTCCGCCGTATCGAGCAGTTTCAAGGTCGTTGCTGCGGATCTCGATTTGGCATGGGCCGCGACGCCCGCCAACATGGCAGCTAAGCTCATGAGCGGCGGTTCGCCACTGCAAGACATTAAGAACGCAGCTGCCGAGCGTAACGCGATCCTGGAAGATGCAAATCGAAAGTACGATGACCTCTGGAATAAACCGGCAAATCAGTTTGAGCAGGCGGTCCTAAACCGTATTGCAAATCGGACCGGCGAGGCCTTTGCGCCGGGTGGCTCGACTGAGCAGCCCAAGAAAACGCTAGGCTACAAGGGCAGCGATGACGAGTCGAAGGATGCCGAGCGACAGGCTGAGGCGTATCAGAACCTCGCTCGGGCCATCCAGGCGAAGATCGCCCATACCAATATGGAAGTAAATGCCGGTGCGCCGCTTGAGGCAAGCCAGGTTGAACAGATCAAGCTCAACGAGCAGCTGGCTGCGGTTAAAGGAAAGGTGAGCCCAATCCAGTACGCGCACCTGCAAAGTCTCGCAAACGAGCAGGTTGCAAATCTTGAACTGATCGAATCGCACAGGCGTGCCGAGGAGGGCTTCGCCAGCTGGAATAAAACGCGCACCGAATACGCCGCCGCTGCGGCAAAGACAATCCAGGACGCAGAGACGGAAGCGACCCGCAACGAAGAACTGGCGCGCACCTTCGGCAAGACCCGAAGCGAAATCGCTTCGCTCGAACTCGCGCGCCTGGAAGAACAGTTGGCCCAGCGCGCATCGACTGGGCTGACCCTCGACGAGATCGAGAATCTCGAGAAGCTGATCGCCGCAAAGAAGCGCAGCGCGACGGCATTGAGTAGTGTCGAGACGATGGAGGCCGGCCGCAAGGCCGCCGAGTCGCTTGACCAGTTCCTTGACCCGGCGAAGGCACAGTCCTTCGGCGAGGCGCTGCGTGAATCCCTGGGTGGTGCGGGCACTGCGCTGTCAGCACTGTCGTCTACTTTCGACGGATTCAGCCGCCGCCAGGCTGAGTTCGATAAGAAGCGGGAGGAGGGCAGACTCGCGCTCGTTACCGGGCAAAAAAGCGAAATGCAGTACATGCGAGACATGGCGCGGCTGAGCGAGATGGAGACCCGGAATCGTTTAGCCGGATACGGCGATATGGCAAGCGCTGCATCCGGTTTCTTCGGTGAGCAGAGCCGTGGCTATAGCGCACTGATGACCGTGTCCAAGGTCTTCCATGCTGCCGAGTTGGCGATGACGATGGCCGAGCTGGTGCCGAAGGGTATCGCGGCGGTCCTCAACCAGGGCAGCGGCGACCCCTACACGGCCTTCGGCCGCATGGCGGCGATGGCCGCTGTCGTCGCCGGCCTGGGCGTCGCGATCGGCGGCGTGTCCGGCGGCAGCGGGATGAGCCTGTCCGAATCCCGGCAGAAGACGCAGGGCACTGGCACGGTGCTGGGGTCCGACGCCAAGTCCGACTCGATCGCGCGCGCGCTCGCGCAGATCGAGCAGTCGACGCAAGACACCCTTGGCGTTAGCAACGAGATGCTGATCTCGCTGCGCAACATTGAGTCCGGCATCGGTCAGTTCGCATCACTCCTGGTGCGCACGACCGGCGTGACCGGTGACTTCGGCTCCGAATACAACAAGAACGTCTTCGACTCGAAGGGGGTCGGGATCAGTGGCGGCCTCGCTGGCGGAGTTGCCGGTGCCATGGGCGGCGCGTACCTCGGCATGGGCTCCAGCCAGATCGGCTTGCTGCTCGGCGGTCCGCTGGGCATGGCCCTGGGCGCAGCCCTCGGTGCCGTCATCGGGAAGACCTTCGTCGGCAAAGCGCTGGGCAGCGTCTTCGGCGGCAAGCAGACCGTCGAGGACACCGGCTTCACCTTCGACCCGACGAACTTCTCCAGCATCGCCGCGGGCTCGCTCGCCGCCATGCAGTACGCCGACATCAAGAAGGACGGCGGCTGGTTCCGTAGCGACAAGACCAGCACCAAGACGTCGCCGCTGGGTGCGGAAGGCAACCGCCAGATCACCGGCGTCCTGATGTCCTTGTACGACACCGTGTACGAAGCGGGCCAGATCCTCGGCTTGGGCGCCGACAGCTTCAATGCGCAGCTCAGCCAGTTCGTGGTCGACATCGGCAAGGTCAGCCTGAAGGGTAAGACCGACGACGAGATCCAGAAGGAACTGTCGGCCGTCTTCTCGAAGGTGGGCGACAATTTGGCCGCCTTCGGCGTGGCCGGCCTGGAGCAGTTCCAGAAGGTGGGCGAAGGCTACCTGGAGACGCTCGCCCGCGTGGCGTCGAACTACGCCGGCCTGGACGCGATCATGGCGTCCATCGGCCGCACGGTGGGCGCTGCCGGCATCGACAGCCTGGCGGCCCGCGAGCGCCTGATCAGCCTGTCCGGTGGCATCGGCGCGCTGGCCGACCAGGCGAGCACGTTCGCCCAGGAGTTCCTGACCGAGGCCGAGCGCCTGGCGCCAGTCCAGAAGCATGTCGTCGGCCAGCTGGCCGACATGGGGCTGGCCTGGGTGGACACGCGCGACGAATTCAAGAGCGTCATCCTGGGCCTGAACCTGACGACTGAGGCAGGCGCCAAGCAGTACACGTCGCTGATGTCGCTGGCCGAAGCGTTCGCCCAGGTGTACCCGGCGACCGAAGACCTGACCAAGTCGATGCAGGAGATCGCCGACGAGCGCAAGAGCCTGCAGGACCGGCTCGACGAGATGACGATGACCCGCGAGCAGCTGCTGGCAAAGGAGCGTGCGACGATCCACGAAAGCAATCTGCCGCTGTGGGACCGCGTCCAGTCGCTACAGGCGGAGGCCTCGGCAGCCGAGGCGGCTACTGCGGCGGCGCAGGCGGCGCAGCAGGTGGCCGCCGGCCTGATGGGCAACGTCGACAGCGCGTTCTCGGTGCTCCAGCGTGTGGTCGAGCGCGAGAAGGCGGCGCTGCAGTCGCAGATCGCCAACCATACCGAGGCCGCCAACAAGATTCGCGCGGTGTCGAACAGCCTGCGCAGCACGATCGACGGCATGCGTGGTCCTGGTGCGGAGGCGATCGAGCGCGCCCGCGCGCAATCGGACCTGCGCAGCTTCCTCGCACTGGCCCGCGCGGGCGGCGTCCTGCCGGATGCAGACAAGCTGCAGGCTGTGCTGAGTACCCTGACGCAGGATGCCAGCGACCAATTCGCATCGTTCGCCGACTACCAGGCCGACTTCTACCGCACCCGCAACGATATGTCCGACCTGGCGGCGATCTCGGACGCGGCGCTGACGGTCGAGGAGCGCACGCTGGGTACGCTGGAAGAGCAGTTGGCGTCGTACGACAAGATGCTGGAGCGTGAGCAGGAGCAGATTGACCAGTTGAAGGGTATCAGCACGACGGGCCTGTCGATCCGCGACGCGATCCTGGCCCTCCAGTCGGCGATCTTCGGTGCGAAGGCCAACCCGATCAATGCTGCGGTCTCGTCGATCAGCGATGCGTACCAGAGCGCGCTCGGCCGCGCACCGGATGCCGCCGGCCTCGAGTACTGGAAGGGCAGTGCGGCAGCCGGTAACTCGATCTCGGACATCGTCAACACCATCAGCAATTCGCCGGAGGCGAAGATCAAAGCACTGTACAAGTCGACCTTTGGTCGCACGGCTGACGCGGCCGGGCTGCAGTACTGGATGGACCGCGCCGCCGCCGGCGTGTCGTACGACGCAATCGCGCAGTCGTTCAAGGATAGTTCCGAGTACAAGGGCAAGGTCCCTGGCTATGCGGCTGGTGGCGATCACGCCGGAGGCTGGAGGATCGTAGGCGAGAACGGTCCCGAGCTGGAGGCCACTGGCCCTGCCAGGATCTTCAACGCCGGACAAACCCAGGATTTGTTGCGGCGGATCGGCAACCCAAATGAGGGCAGCGGAGTGCTGGCGGCCGAGATCCGGATGCTGCGCGGCGAAGTCGCACGGTTGCAGGGCGAGATCAGTAGAGGTGCAGATGCAGCTGAACAAACCGCGTACAGCACCGGACAGCTCGCCGATCAATTTGACAATGTGACGGACGGTGGCAACGCTATTCGCGCCGATGTCATTAACACTGTGCAAGCGTAGGAAATCAGATGACTACAAGCGCACGGGTCATGGTGCCCATTGATATCACTGCAGGCATGCTGAAAACTGGAACGTCGATCCCTGAGCCGGATATCGCTAACGGCGAGGTTGCATGGGTCTCCGCAGGTAGCTATCAGGTGAATGACAAGCGAACCTACGATGGTTCCGTTTGGGCGTGTCGCCAGACGCATACAGGCCGCTCAGCGAAGCCCGATGCCGACGCCAATTACTGGTATCGCGACGGGCCAACAAATCGCATGGCTCCGTTCGATGATTATTCAAATACGAAAGTGGCGGCCACCGGTTCGTTGACCTACGTCGTACAGCCTGGGTTCCTGAATGGTATTGCCGTGTACGGGATGGAGGGCGCGACGTACAGCGTCGAAGTTCGGGATGGCGTCGGTGGCCCCCTCGTTCGTTCCTGGAACGGGGACCTGTACAGCCAGGCCGTTGGCTTCTACGAGCTTCTGTTCGCCGCGCTCGTGCCTACCGAGCAGCTGTCCTTTGACGACGTCCCACTCACCCCGAATGCTGTGGTCACAATCAACGTTTCTGCGGCCCCCGGGGTGCGCGTAGCAATCGGCACAATCAAGTTGGGCGACTGGCGGCAGTTCATCGGTGAGCAGTCGCGCGGGGGGACTCAATACGGTGCCGAATCTAATCGCAAGAGCTACTCGCTGCGGACTTACAACTTTGATGGTACGTACAAGCTTACAAGACGGTCACGTAGCCGCGATGTCAACTGCACCATTGCGATCAGTGCTGAGGAGGCTATGTATGCAGATGCAATTCTGGGCGAGATCCTTGATACGGCAGTCCCATTCGAGGCAACGAATCTCCCTCGTTACGGATATCTAAACACCCTCGGTTTTGTAACGGGAAGCATCCGCGCGGATAACCATCGCACGGCATCAATTAACTTGAAAGTGGAAGGTAACATCTAATGGCAATCAAACCCGTGCCGTCGATGACGGACACTCCGCCCTTCCCGGCGCTGTCCGATCGCGCGGCGGGAACTTATAACAGCAAGGCCTACGCGTTCGGTTCGCACATGGCCGAAAAATTCAATGATGAAGTTGTCGCAATCGCAGGAAGCGCGTATGAGAACGCGGTCGAGGCGGCGGCGCAGGCCGTTGCGGCGAGCGCTTCGGCGCAGACCGCCGAGAACGCGGCTCAGAGCGCAGTACAGTTGGTCGGGGTCAACCCTTGGGTCAGCGGCACGACCTACGCGAAGAATGTCGCCGTGATCAGCCAGGTCAACTTCCAGACCTACCGTCGGCGCATAGCTGGCGCGGGCACCACCGACCCAGCCAGCGATGCGACGAACTGGGCGATGCTGACCGGCTCGGGCGCTTTCATCCCGCAACCAGCGCCGGCCACGTCGATCAATCTGGCCACCGGCAATTACTTCACGAAGACGCTGGGCGGTAACCAAACACTTACGTTCGACAACTGCCCTACAGACGGATTTAGTTTTACGCTGGAATTAGAAGTCACGTCGGGGGTACTTACGCTGCCGACGTCAGTTAAAACGCCTGTGAACACGGTGTATGCACTGACTCCGGGGAAATCCCATCTTCTATTTTTTGTGACAAAGAATCGCGGCACCCGGTGGCGTATGACAGCCGCCCCTAATTTTGATATCTGAGGCTCCAAATGGATGACGCAACCTTCAGGATGATGATGGGTACAACCGAGCAGGGTATCGGCCAACAGGCCTGGGTTACGCCCGGTACGTACTCATTTGTTGTTCCTAATGTCGGGACGATCAGCGCCGTGTGCGTTGGTGGTGGTCAAGCAGGTGCAATGCAGGGTGGCGACGGCGGGGCGTTGCGATACATCGTCGACCTCCCTGTTGTTCCTGGCGAAACGCTAACGGTCACGGTGGGTGCTGGGGGCAGCCCAACGATTTATTTCGACCCCGACGAGGAGGGGTCGCAAGGCGGTTCGACCTACATATCGCGTGGCAGCACAGTACTGCTGGCTGCTAGGAGCTTTGCTTCTTTGCCAGCTAGTACGCCTGTAGGGGTGGGGCCTGCGGGTGGCATCGTTGGCGGGGCTAATGGGGGCAACGGCGGCCCTCGTAGCTCAAGTTCAGCAGGTGGCGGTGGTGGCGGTGCCGGCGGCTACAGCGGGCCAGGTGGCTCCGGGACTGGAGGTAGCGGAGGGAATGGTCAACAAGCAGCCGGCAATACTGTCCCTGGCGGTGGCGGCGGCGGTGTGAACATTTTGGGGGAGGGCGCAAGTGGAGCAAACGGGCAAGGCTCCCTCGGCAATAGTGGCGGTAAAGGTGGGAGTGGGGGGAATAGCGCCGGGAACGGCTCGTCTACCCCGACTGATGTGCGACACGGCGGGCGTTTTGGCGGAGGAGGTGGTGGTGGATCAGCCAACTACGCCGGGCAAGGAGGCGGCGGCGGCGGCGCCTGTCGAATCATCTGGGGGCCAAATCGGGCATACCCATCGACCAACACGCAAGACATGACTTGAAAGGCATCGTATGTACTACCAACCTTCTACCGGCGTCGCGTTCGCCCATCACACCAGCATTCGCTTGGCAATGCCATGGGTGCTATTCGGCCCGTCCATCACCGACGCCGATCTGGCAGAGCAGGGCGTCTTCCCGCTGGTCTTCGAAAAGCCCGCCGTCGAGGCTGGCCAGGTGGCCGAGCCGCTGGTCGTCGAGCTGATCGACGAAGCCTGGACGCAGCTGTGGACCGTGCGCGATGCAACGCTGGAGGAACTGGAGGCGATGAAGCCGCCGGTACCGTCCGAGGTTACCATGCGCCAGGCCCGGCTCGCGCTGTTGGCAATCGGCAAGCTCGACCAGGTGGTGCCGGCGATCGAGGCGCTGGAAGGAGTCGACCGCGATGTCGCGCGCATCGAATGGGAGTTCTCCAGCGCTGTGGTGCGCACCCGGCCGCTGGTGTGCATGCTCGGCGAGGCGCTAGGCCTCGACGACGGGGCGCTCGATCAACTTTTCATCACCGCAGCGGAGTTGTAATGAAAGCAGCCTTTTATAAGGGAACGCGGCCGGGCCTGGCTGGCATCTACAACCGCCTGGTGCGGTGGTGGACCCAGAGCGAGTACTCGCATGTTGAGCTGGTGCTGTCGACCGGCCGCGCCTGGTCGGCCTCGTTCGCCGACGGCGGCGTGCGCAACAAGCTGATCGACTTCGACACTAAGAACTGGTTCCTGATCGATCTGCCGCCCGAGCTGGAGCAGGGCGCCGAGGCCTGGTTCCGCGCGCACCGCGGCGCGAAGTACGACCTGCTGGGCAACCTGCAGTTCGTGGTGGCACCGATCCCGCACAGCCAGCGCCGCTGGTTCTGCTCCGAGGCGGTGGCTGCCGCGCTCGGCATCCCGGCCCCCTGGCGATACTCGCCCGGCACGCTGGCAAGTGCCTTGACCCTGTTGTCCAAAGACCCGCTCGATGTCATTGATGAGCTGGAGGTGGCGGCGTAGCGTAATCGTCTCATTCTTCCGAGAAATGAGACGATGAAAGGTCGACACTGAGGCATCCCGGTGGCTCACGACGCGACAACGCGGTGGAGTGTCTTGCCGGGCTTTCCTCCACGAGACCAATGTGACCCCCACGACCGAACAACAGAACACTATCGCCCTGGCTCAGCTCCAGGTCGAAGTGGCCTACATGAAGGCTGCGATCACGCGGCTTGACGACTCCAACAGCGAACTCCAGCAGAAGCTCGATAAGGTTCTTGCCCAGCTGGCTGAGGCCCGGGGCGGCTGGCGTACCCTGATGCTCATTGGTGGCGCGGCTGGCTCGATCGGCAGCGCTGTCACCTGGCTTGTCTCTCGACTCCAAGGCTGAACCATGACTCCGCTTCGTCTGCTTAACTCAGCCATCATTCCGGCCCTGCAGGAACTTCACTACTGCGGCATCCCTGATACCCCCGATGCTCGCCGCTTCCTGCTTGCGATCGCGTTGCAGGAATCCGCGCTTTCGCATCGTCGGCAGGTCATTACAGGGGCTGGCGAGACCGGTCCTGCAGCGTCGTTCTGGCAATTCGAGTCCGGCGGCGGTTGCAAGGGCGTGCTGACGCATTTCCAGATTGCCTCGTGCATGCGCCGGCTGTGCGCCGAGTTCAACGTGTCAGCGACCCCGCAGGGGCTTTGGGAGGCGATGCGCTACCACGACATCATCGCCGCCATCGCCGCCCGTCTGTTGGTCTACACGCTGCCGGACAAGTTGCCGACAACGCCGGAAGAAGGGTGGGTACAGTACATCGAGGCCTGGCGCCCCGGCAAGCCGCACCCGCACACCTGGACAGACGCCTGGGCCGTCGCCTCGACCATAGTTGGAGGCCAATAATGGCGCCAGCAATCGCAGCCCTTATCCCCGCCTTGGGGAATCTGCTCGACCGCGTGTTCCCGGATCCGGCCGCCGCGGCCGACGCCAAGGTCAAGGTCATGGAAATGGCCCAGCGCGGCGAGCTGGCCTACCTGGACGCCGACCTCAAAATGGCGACCGGCCAGATGGAAGTGAACCGCGCCGAGGCCCAGCACCAAAGTATCTTCGTGGCCGGCTGGCGACCGGCCATCGGCTGGGTGTGCGCCGCGGCGTTCGCCTTCAAGTTCGTTGTGGGACCCAGCGCCGCCGTGCTCATGACTATGGCCGGTCATCCGATCGTGCTGCCCGAGTTCGATTTCAGCGAAATGAGCACCATCCTGCTGGGGATGCTGGGCCTGGGCACCCTGCGCACGGTGGAAAAGATCAAGAAAGTTCCGTAATGGACTTCGACATCTTCGCCATCACGCCTGGTGGTGGTGGCCACGTGCTGACCGTCCACCAGCAGCAGAAGGACGTCAGCCCGCGCCTAGTCGTCATCGCTGGGGAGTCGCACCTGTCTCAGCCTGCGGAAGCGATGATGGAGCGGATGCTGGGAGAGCCCCTCGACGCGGACCACCGTCGATGATTACCCGCTGCACGACCGCAGGGGATATACCCTCGGCGTGCAGCACGCGTACTCCGGCGCCCATGCCGAACACTGCGGCGACGTTCACGGCCAGGTCGACCTGGACGGCCGCCAATCGATCAGTTCGTCTCTCCATTGCACGAAAATAGCACGGTGATCGCAACAGGCTTTGATCCTGCTCAACAGTGCTACACTCGGCCGATGCGAGTCCTTGTCAAACGCTTGAGAGAGCGCGGTCAGCGTATGTCGGACCGCCAAATCGATTCGGCGATACCGGTCGAGGGGGAGCTGCGCGTCTATGGTCTTGCAGGTGCTATCCAAGCCAGCATTTCCGATCCCAATAGCCAAGTGGCCGAGCCGTTGCTGATTCTGCACGAAGCCAAGTTGACCACGATGCACGGCGTCGGCATGCTGCTGAAGGGCGAGGAACGGCCAGCCGGCGATAACGGCCCTGCTTACATCCAAGAGTGGTCAATACGTTTAGAAAACTACTAGGAAGACAGCTCGGTGTAGTAAAGGGGCGGTTTCCAGTCACGCAAATCATATATTGGTACCGATTCCTTCATGATAGAAAGGATGGTAGTCATACTGCTCGTCGAGGTCGGAACATTAGGATACTCCTGCTTCGCAGAGAATAGATGGTCAAAAACTATTTCCTGAATCAGGTCGCCGTGCTGTTCCTTGAGCGTTGCTAAAATCGGATTTACTGTTTGAAGTACTGAATTCCCGAACAGTATGGCGTCCTCGTAGCTTGCGATCCTCCCTTTGTGGATGACCTTATTTCGTAACTCGATCATTTTCTTTGGAAGGTAAGGGGCTTGTCGACCCTCTTGCAACAGAAAGATGAAAAAATACGCGCCCAGTTGCCGCTCCGATTGGTTGCTAACCTCTTTCCAAGACTCGGAAAATACCTTCGTGTCGATCTTGTGTTTACGGCACATGAGCGTGATGTAAAACTCAATGAATCTTTCAAGCGACGACGCGAACGAAGATATCGCTTCGCGGTAATAATTGTCGAAGATTGCATGAGCGCCAATTTCAAACAAAACCTCAAAACGCAGTTGCTGCATCACCGAGTAGGATGTGTGTGAATTTTCGCAATCAAACTTCAACATGCCGCTATCTGTTGGGCTGATCAGAGACATCGTGGGCCCGGCCGGGCGGCCTTTAGCAATCGCGTCATCAAGACACTTATGGCAGACGGTAAGAACCTTCATGATGATGAAGTCAGAAAGAGTTGCGCAGCTCGGTTTTTCTTGGCGTAGCTTTAGGCGTAGCTTTGATCATCCCGCAAGAGTATCATGGTGGAACACGCCCATGCATCATTGGGATATAAGAAAGGGACCAAAGCCGGCTTCCCCTTTAATTAATTTTTTTTACTGGGGATAACGTAGCAGTCCCTCGGAGATTTTTCATGCCTTTAAGTTCATCCGGTAGTGTGAAGGAAACCTGAATCTTCTGCCCCTCACCTGCTTGATCGGTAATAGGCGCAGTGTATGGAGGAACTACGGGAAGAACGCGCTCCCCTAGCTCGGGAACATTTTCGAGTAAGGTGGCTATAACTTCGTGCGCTATCTGCCTCATGCAGGCAAGGACTGGGCGCCCAACGAACGGTATCGCTTGATCGCCAAACTTGTAGCCAATCGAATTACCTCTTGTTAGATCCATATAGGAATCATCAAGGCCAGGATCGACGTGAGCTCCACCATCTGTATCTGCCACGTGCATGACCAGATCCATTCGTGTAAATCGCCTACGCTTTCCGTCTAGAACAATTGTTTCGCTCCACCATTCGGTGAATGGTAGCTTGCGGGACTCTCTGCAATGAGGGTCAGTGCACGCCCGTGGTTCCCATTTCACAGCGGTTTTCGTGACGTTCATTGTCAAAATTGTTGGCCTGGGCGCAATGTTCGACTCATCAAAATCTTCGCAACTGCTGATGAACTTGCCGCTTCTGTAGCCTAATTGATCCAATAAGCCACGCGACTGTTTATGGCTATACAGCAACACACGAAGTATTGTTGCAATGGTTTTGCCAGCAGCTTCAACGCCGTTGTCATAAGCAGTGCAGGAAACACGAAGAAGATCTAATTGATCTCGCAGCTCTTCTTTTAAATCTTCTCTAGACCGCACAACCCGATTTCGCTTAGTCATAATTACAGTAAAATTTTAGTTTAGGTATGGCTGGCAGTGTAACTACAGTGCATAGCTGAAGAATGTCTGACTGGTTTTTCCAAATTTGGGAAAATCTTTCAATAAAACAAATGGGTCACAAGCAATAGCATGTAACCCATTGTTTATTGCTGAACGCCTTGGGATGGCTGATGGGATTCCAACCCATGACGACAGGAATAGTTAGATAGATTCAGCCTGGACCATTCATATGCATCCCACGACGCAATCGAGCCCTACGAATATCCTCGTTGACCTTTGAATATAAATCATCAAACGGTATCAATACCATCAGCAAAATCACTACTTGCCAATAAGAAAGTACACAAAACAAGGAAAATGAAACCTTCTGTAAGGACGCAATTTCTGCCGCGTAATTAGCTGCGTCGAGCGTAGTTATCCACGCAATAGCGGGTGCTAATATCACCAATATCACTAGAAGCATGGCAGAATGACCGCAAGGGGTGATTAACTTACGTAATCCCCCATCAGTAGGCTGGACCGAGGCCCCGCCACGCAACGCATTCTTCACTGCGTCAGGATACACCAATGCAATTAATGCGCCCATAATCCCGAAAACAATCGAGGTTGTATTTCTCAAGGTATCGTATAAAGGCCATTGATCGTTGAGCGCTATAGGCGTGCCGAAACGATAGCCCAACCAGGCTACTGCTATCACCACACCTAAACGTAAAAAGAACATATTATCCTAGCGCAAGTACCGCAGTTCGATAGGCCTGTAGTTGAGAGAGCAGATGTTTGACATCAACAAGTTCAGCATCTTCCCAAGTGACATCAATTTGATATCCTGTTCTCGGATGTGTCCTGCTAAGCCATTTAATCTCACCGGAGGTGAGATGAAATCCAAGATCGTCTTCAGCAGTAGCATCAGTACTGCCATCTCGTTGTTGCCAGTTGGCAACAGCTTCATCAAACTCTTGGGGTGTAAAGCTCATTGGGAACTCTAGCCGCACCAATGATTCCTCCCGCAGCGGTGGCGGAGTACGCAAGAACCGCGACACATCAATAACCTTTTGCCAACGCTCCCAGTCACCAGGTGACTCAGACGAAAGAGTCGTCTTTGTCAGGACTTTGTCAATCGCTGCGGCGTTCGTTCGAAGGTACGATACATCGCCCGGCAGCACAATCGATTTTACAGAAAATTTAGGGAAGGCGCCCGCGGTAGGGGTTACTGTGGTCGTGTTCTGCCGATATCCGTCAACAACGATTTCTCCATTCGGCCCTGGTGGGCCCAGAACTACATTCTGAGGATTGTAGTACTTGAGGAAGGCCAGCATGTACCGCCTGAATGTCTCCAAACCTTGGCTATCATGCTTTAACCGCAAACAAGCAATGCGGGCCTCCGAGGGCATGACCCAGAAATAAGTGGCGATGCCCGGGATCCTGTTGAGGTCAATTTTGGTTTCGGCTGCCGATGCGCTCCCAACGACGTCACCGACGCCTACCGAAGAAATGTTGTTCTTGTTCCCGGGGAGGCGGTTCCACAAACCGACAAGGAAATCGCCGTTGGGATGTTTTGCGATATCAAGGAAATAAGCGCCGCCGACGATGGTATTGTTATCGCCAGGCACCGAAAAGGTTGAGGTCTGACCAAGTTGCTTGCCCGCAGCCCACGCGGTCAGGGCGTCGAATGCTTGGGAGATGCCGCCGAACAACGGAGGAGTGTCTCCACGGAAAGGGAAGTAGCCACATTTTGGGAGTTCGTAAAGCCAGATTTTGACATCGGTCAACAT